ATACATTTTGCTATATGGCGTATTATGAAAAATCCTAATATAAGAATTATGTGGGTAGGTGGTAACGAAGATATAGCTAAGAACTCTGTGTCATCAGTTATTGATACATTAGAATCTAACGAAGGGTTAAAAGAAGATTTCTGTGGACCAGGTGGTAGCTTTAAACCTAAAACAAGAACAGGTAAGTCTTGGTCACAAAATGGTTTTACTGTATCTACTAGAACAGTACATGGTATAAAGTCACCAACAATGATTGGTATAGGTAAAGGTGGTAAGATACTTTCTCGTGACTGTGACTTAATTATTGCAGACGACATTGAAGACCACGCATCTACAGCACAACCACGTGCAAGACACAATACTAAAAACTGGTGGACTACAACTCTTGCATCTCGTAAAGAGGAACATACAGCAATTATTGTTATTGGTTCAAGACAGCATCCTGATGACTTGTATAGTTCTTTAGTTGAATCAGAAGCATGGGAGACAATAGTAGAAGAAGCACATGATTCTAGTTGTACTATACCTGAGCTAGAAGAAGAAGAACATTTTGATTGTATGCTTTGGTCAGGATTTAGAACATACAAATGGTTAATGTCAAGAAAACGTGATGCTATGACTACAGGTGGTTTACAGAGATTTGAAATGGTTTATCAGAACAGACCAGGTGAAGGTGGTGCAGCTATCTTCGACTTAGAAGCTATTACTAAATGTATGGATAAAAATAAAGTAGTAGGAGAGATACCAAGGAACTCTTACTTAGTCGCAGGCTTAGACCCTGCAGCATCAGGTTATCAAGCTGCTTTCTTATGGGCGATACTTGATGATGGTGAAGATGAATTACTTCAAATGGTAGATATACAAAATAATAAAGGTGGTGGTATAGAAGAAGCACTACAAGTTATTAAAGACTGGCATCAACAATATCATTTGTTTCACTGGGTTATAGAAGAAAACAACTTTCAGAAAGCAATACGACAAGACCCACGTATAAAAGAATATGCAAATAGGAATGGCATTATCTTAGAAGGTCATGAAACCTATAAGAACAAATGGGATAGTCATTTTGGTGTTACATCACTAGCACCTATGTTTCAGGACAAACTAATAATTTTACCATACGGCAATACAGAATCTATGGTTAAGTCAGAGATGTATAGAAAACAATTATCTTATTTTTCAGCAAAGCGAAAAAATGTCTATAAATCTGATATAGTTATGGCTAGTTGGTTTCCAATTAAAGTTTTACGTAAGTTGCAAAAAGCACACTACTCTGATATAGGAATTGACTACATACCTAGCTATGATGGGTTTGATATAGTAGAATGGAATGACGCTCCATGGAGATAAATGTTAGTTAAAGATATATTAGATAGAACTCGATTCTTAAAAGAGATGCACGATGAAGCATTACCTGATAGAGCAAGGTTTCGTGCAATCATCAATGGTGGTGAAAACGGAATCAAAGCATTACTAGGTCAATCAATATCTAGTATGGATGCAGATATGTTACCTGCTCCTAACTTATTGTTATCAGCTTTAGATAGACTTGCACAAAAAATAGGAAGAGTTCCTTCTTTAGATGTACATATCACAAACCCAAGAGATAGTGAAAGAAATAAAAACAAAAAAGATAAACTAGAACGTATCGTTACATCATACGACCAGTTTCAAAAATTAGATTTACAGCTACCACAAGTAGCTAGATGGCTACCAGGATATGGTTTTGCTGTTTGGGTTATAACAAGTAAGACAGACCCTGATGGTAATGTATATCCAGTAGCAGAACTACGTGACCCGTATACAACATTCCCAGGTTATCAAGGTGCTAATCAAATGGCAGAAGAGCTTGTAACTATTAGAAGCATACCTGCTGACGTATTAGTAAGAATGTACCCTGAACTTAAAAGTTATTTTGCAGAAAAAGGTGAAGAAACACAAGAACCTTATGGTTTTACTACAGGTATATATACAAACTATGGTCAAGAAGGTTCATGGGAAAACTCTAATGACAATGGTGAAATTGTAGTTGAGTACATAAATCCTGAAGGAACATACATTGTACACGTTGCATCTAATAAAATTGTAGATTTTGTACCTAATCCACTTAAATCAGGACCATCCTTTGTATGTGCTAAAAGATATTCTTTTGACCAAATACAAGGACAGTTTGACCAAGTTATAGGTTTGATGGCTGCTATGGCAAAAATTAACGTTATGTCAGTTATTGCTATGGAAGATGCTGTATTTACAGAAACAAACATAGTTGGTGAGATTGAATCAGGACAATACAGAAAAGGTAGAAATGCAATAAATTATCTTACTCCTGGTTCTCAAGTAGTTAAACCAGTCAATAACTTGCCATATCAGTTGTTTGAATCAGTATCAAGAATAGAAAGACACCTTAGAACTGTCGCAGGTTATCCAGTTAGTGATGATGCTATATCACCTAATAGCTTTGTTACAGGTAGAGGATTAGAAGAATTACAAGCAGGTATTGGTGCTATGGTAAACGAATACCATATGGTCTTACAAAATGCTATTCAAGAGATAGATTACAAAAGATTAGAGCTTGATGAACTATCTTTAAATAAACGTAAACCATTAGTAGGAACACTACGTGGTTCAGCATTTGCAGAAAACTATACACCTAGTACAGATATTGCAGGTAACTACCTAACGAGACGTAAATATGGAGCTATGGCTACATTTGATGAGGCTAGCAAAGTTGTTACAGGTTTACAGTTACTACAAGCAGGTATTATAGATAAACAAACTATGCAACGTGAAATGGATGGTTTAGAAGATTTACAAGCTATTAATGAACGTATCACTAGAGATAAAGCAGAAAGTGTTATGTTTGATTCATTATTAGCACAAGCTAGTCAAGGAGACCCTAAAGCACAAATGGCATTAGTAGAAATATATAATAAGCCTAACTCTATGGGTACTACACTTAAGAAGTTCTTTACAGCAGAAGAGCCTGAACCTAGTCAACAAGAAGCAGTAATGGCTCAAATGCTTGGACAAGCAGGTGGACCTCCTCAAGCAGGTGGACCTCCTCCTAATCCACAAGATGTGATGTCTTTACTTGGAGGTGCATAATGGAAGAAGAAGTTAGAATTAACAATGAGTTCCACAGCATTATTACAAGCGAAGAGTGGACCATAAATAAATTGGATGTTGCAGAATTGTATCTTAATGATTCAATGCAAACAATAGAGGAAAGTGAAAGCGAATGGGCTAATATGGATGGATTGACAATTATTTATGTACCAGGTTATGGAAAACTACAAATGGTATGGATAGAGGACAATAATGACTAGAGGTAATAAAAAAGCATTTAACATAGATGCACAAAGAGGTGAAGGTGCATCACAGAGAGAAGCAGCTTTGCGTGGAGTTCCTATAGAGATAAATGAAACAGAAGCTCCTGTAGTATCTGCATCTCCTGCACCAAGTGTGCCTAATGCAGATTTTTTACAAACTCTTGCAAATGGTGGTGGTGCATTTGCTCCGTCAAATGATGCAAAAGGTTTTACAGAATCACTAACAGCACAAAATAACTATGAACCTGTAGAGCCAGGTCAAGCTAGTAATGTAAATATGATTCTTGCTGCAATAAACGATATACTGGGAGGTAGTGAAGAAGCAAGCGCCATGATAGGATAATTATGGGATTTTACGCTTTTGAACCACCTGACCTAGAAGAATCTTATATAGATAAATCAAACGAACGTCAAAACAAATATGCTGCCGTTAAAAATGTTATACGTCAACAACCTGAGATAGGTAACAACCTAGAAGATATTACTAACAAATGGGGTAACACCTTAGGTAGAGATATCATGGTAGGTAGTGCATTGATGGGATTTAATTCTATATCTCCTGAAGTTGCGTTGTTAGTAGAACGTCAAATGGAAATAGAGAAAGAAAAAAGTAGAAGTTTTTGGGAACAGACTAAAGGTGCAGGTAGAGGATTAATTAGAAATGCTATTGTAGGTATGGATTCATTAGCTGAAGCTACAGTTAAAAGACCATTCCAAGCATCAGCACGTGTTCTTGCAGACAGTGGTAAGAATGTAAACCTTGCATACTTACAGATGTTTACAAACCTTATAGGATTAGATAAACCAGTAATGGCACTTGCATTAGGAGATGAGTATTCACAATTTAGAAAAGATTATGAATTAGCCAAAGATGAATTAGGTCCTACACAAGCAGGATATGCTATACGTGAATTAGCTAAAGGTAATAGAGTTAATTTAGGTAGAGGATATTTTGGAAACTCTACATTAGCTAGAGATACAGATATATATAAAGAATTATCGCAATCAATTAAAGACCCTAATCAATTAGCACAAATAGAAAAAGTAATTCAAGGACAATTAGGTTTTGATATTACTGGTACAGAAAGAGCTAAAGTAGATGCTAATAAGTATCGTGGAGTAACTATTAGCCCTGGTAGAGTAGCTGCAGTTCAAATAGCAGAACCAGGTACAGATAGATTCAAGTTTGTATCAGGTCTTATTGACGGTGTAGTAACACTAGGATTTGACCCTACTAACCTTGCAGGAGCTTGGGCAACTAAATTAACTAAAGCAGGAAGAAGTTTTAAAGTAGCTGACACAGCATTTGATGCTAAGAATACAGTTGGTATAAGAACAGCTACAGGTCAAGGTAACAAAGTATATCAAGTAGTCAAAAGAAAATTAGATGATGGAGAAAATCCATTTACCATAGTAGATGGAAAGTATATAAGCAGAGAAATAGCAGTAGTAGATGTTGGTGAAACAATACTGAAAGGTGATGTTGCTTATACGTTAGATGAGTTAAATGATATTGCTGTAGCAAATGGTAGAAAAAAAGCATACTACGATAATTCAGGTCGTGCGCAAGAATATATACGAGACAAAGTAAATAATAATTTTGGAACTAATTTTCGAGGTGATATTTATGTAAATAACATATTAATAACTGACCAAGCAAAGGTATTAAAGGGTGGAAAAATCGCACAACAAATGCGTCCTGGTATTGGTGGTAACTGGTTAAACAATGTATT